TATTCTGAAAAATTCAATAATTTAATAGAATCAAATTCAATTAAAAAAGACGAGAGGATTGTTATTCCTGTATATGATACACAAAACAATCTTCATGCATTTCAGGGAAGATCTATACATTTTTCTCCTATCAAATACATAACTAAAAAGGTTACAAATCAAAGAATTTGGTTCGGACAAAAAGATATAACAGACGATACTGTTTTTGTTACAGAGGGTCCGATAGATTCTATGTTTATTCCAAATTCTGTCGCCACTCTTGGTATGTCAAATTGGAGAGAAATACCAGAAGAGTTACAAAAAAAGAATTTAATATTTGTTCTTGATAATGAACCAAGAAACAAACAAGTTACAGAAATTATGTTGCAAATTGTAAAGGAAGGATATAAGATATGCATCTGGCCTAAAAACATCATAGAAAAAGATATAAATGAAATGATAATGCATGGGTATAAACAACAAGAATTAAAAAGTATTATATTAAAAAATTCTTATGATAATCTTGAAGCCACTTTTTTAATTAATATTTGGAGACAACATGACTGAAGAATACGAAAACTATGATGATAACGAAGAAGAAACCTTTGAGGATCAATTGGAAAATCTTTCTGACGAAGAAATAGAAAACAATCCAAAAAAAGCAGAAAAAATTGCAGAAGCATACATCGCATTTTCGGAAAACTTTTCTCAATACATCAAAGGAATAGATAAGGAATTGTGGAGAAGAGCAGTCGATTATGCAAAATCATGTGCAGAAGAAGATGTAGACGGTGTTAGTTTTAGATATTCAGAGGATAACAATGAGGAAGAATAAAGAAATATTTTTAGGTAAGATGTCACTTTTATCTGATCCTTTTATTAATCTAACTGAAACTACCTTACATGGAGCAAATCCTAATTCTGATACAGGATTGGTGACTTATGTAGATGTTCTTGATTGTGGACACGTTTCATATGTTGACCACATGGGAACCGATTTGACTGTAGTGAATGCTGCTCGAGTTTCCTTTTCAAAAGAAAGTACATGGATTAAGAAAAAAATCTATGATTACATAGAAGAGGCAGATGAACATGTTTTAGAAAGAGATGCATTATCAGATAGAGATAAGAAGTTAATTTCATATCTTGCAGAACATAATCACTGGACTCCTTTCGGTCATCCTCAAGTCACAATCAGAATTAAAACTCCTATTTTTATACGAGCACAACTAGGTAAACATCAAGTTGGTTTGGTCATGAACGAGATAAGCAGAAGATATGTAACATATGAACCAGAATATTACACTCCTGCTTGGAGAACTGCTCCTACTGATGGGGCAAAGCAAGGAAGTTCTAGTTTTATGTTTGATACAGATAGTGAAGAGAAATGCAAAGAATTAGATAGAAAATACGAATCAATTGTTGATTCCTGTCATGCAATGTACAACGAATTGATAGAAATGGGAGTAGCACCAGAACAAGCAAGATCTATTTTGCCACAAAACATGTATACCGAATGGTGGTGGACAGGATCGTTATATGCTTTTTCTAGGATATACAATCAAAGAATTGAAATACATTCTCAGTGGGAAGCAAGAGAATATGCAAGAGCAATTGGTCAAGTTCTTTCTTCTCTTTTTCCTGTATCTTGGAAAGCTCTGACAAAAAAAGCATAAATATATGCATTCAGATATAATTAGGAGAATAAAATGAAAAGTAAAATGTCATTGTATAATGAATTTATACATTTGTCTAGATATTCAAGGTGGTTAGAGGACGAAAAGAGAAGAGAAACTTGGGAAGAAACAGTACAAAGATATTTTACTTTTTTTAAGAAATATTTAAAAGAAAATTATAAATATATACTGGATGAGAACCTAGAAAACGATCTAAAACAAGCAATTTTAAATCTTGAAGTAATGCCCTCTATGAGGGCATTGATGACCGCAGGCGAAGCCCTTGAGAGAGAAAATGTAGCAGGTTATAATTGCTCTTATGTCAATGTAAACAGACTAAGAGCATTTGATGAAATTCTTTATATTCTCATGAATGGTACAGGAGTAGGATTCAGTGTTGAAAGAGAATCAGTCAGTAAACTTCCTACTATCTCTGAGGAATTCACTCAGAGCGATACTACAATCGTTGTTCAAGACTCGAAACTTGGATGGGCAAGGGCATTCAAGGAACTTGTATCCTTACTTGTTGGTGGTCAGGTTCCAAGATGGGACTTATCAAAAATTCGTCCTGCGGGAGCAAGACTTAAGACCTTTGGTGGTAGAGCGTCTGGCCCAGAACCCTTGGATGATTTGTTCACTTTCACAGTTGAAACTTTTCGTAAGGCTGCGGGAAGAAAGCTTACAACAATCGAGTGCCATGATATCATCTGCAAGATTGCTGAAATTGTCGTCGTAGGTGGTGTTCGTAGATCTGCTCTGATTTCGCTATCATCTTTGACCGATGAAAGATTGAGAGATGCAAAGAGCGGGGCTTGGTGGGAAGCAAACCCACAAAGAGCACTCGCAAACAATTCTGTTGTTTATAAAGAAAGACCAGAAATTGGAACATTCATGGAAGAATGGATCTCTCTTTATAAGTCCAAGAGCGGAGAAAGAGGTATTTTTAATCGTTCCGCTGCAAAGAAGCAATGTGAAAGAGCAGGAAAACTAAGAGGAGATGAAGGCCCAGAAAGAAATCCTAATTATGATTTTGGGACTAATCCATGTTCTGAAATTGTTCTTAGAGATCGTGAGTTCTGTAATCTTTCTGAAGTTGTAGTCAGAAACGAAGACAATCTAAAAACACTAAAGAGAAAAGTAAGACTTGCTACCATACTCGGAACAATTCAATCAACACTTACTAATTTTAAATATATTTCTAGTGAGTGGAGTAACAATTGTGACGAAGAAAGACTTCTTGGTGTTTCCTTGACAGGAATCATGGATAACGAACTCACTTCCGGGTTAAAGGACAAAGAAGAACTTAGAAAGATACTAAGAGAACTCCGAAAGGAAGCAATAAAGACAAATAAAGAATTTGCTTCTAAACTAAAAATTAATGAGTCTGTTGCGATAACTTGTGTGAAACCATCAGGGACAGTATCGGCTCTTGTCAACTCCTCTTCGGGTATTCATGCAAGACATAATCCTTATTACATTCGTACTGTCAGAGCAGACACAAAAGATCCATTATGTATCTTTATGAAAGAAAAAGGGTTTCCTTGTGAACCATGTGTAATGAAGCCAGATCATACTATGGTGTTTTCTTTCCCAATGAAGTCTCCAGATCATGCTGTCTGTAGAAAAGATTTAACAGCAATTCAACAACTTGAATTGTGGTTATTATATCAAAAAGAATGGTGTGACCATAAACCAAGCATTACTGTTTCTGTTCAAGAGCACGAATGGATGAATGTTGGTTCTTGGGTGTGGGATCATTTTGATGAGATGTCAGGTGTTTCATTCTTGCCCTTCTCAGATCACACATATCGACAAGCACCTTTCCAAGATTGTGATGAAAAAGAATACAACACTTTATTGGAGAAGATGCCTAAAGATGTTGATTGGTCTGAATTATCTTCATATGAAAACCAAGACAACACAATAGGATCTCAAGAGTTAGCATGTTCTGGTAATTCGTGTGAGATAGTCGATATCGTCAGTAAATAAGAATTAAATTATTCTAATTTAGAACCCCCGAACTTACTAGAAGTTCGGGGGTTTTTGTATTATAAATACTATTATGAATATAGCAGGTATAGATTATTCTTTGCGTTGTCCGTGCATTTGCAAAATAAATGTGGACTATACTTTTCATTTTGAAAATTGTAATTTTAATTACATAACAGACGTTGTAAAGTATCAAAGAGATACAGAGAATATAAAAGGATCTAAATATGAGGACTGGACCGAAGATCTACAGAGATACGAAACCTTAGCAGATTGGGTTGTTCAGTTCATAGGAGATTGTGATCAAGTGGCGTTAGAAGGTTATTCCTATTCATCAAGTGGTAGAGTTTTTCATATAGCAGAAAACACAGGAATATTAAAATATAAATTGTATCAGTTATCCATACCTCTTACTATATTTCCTCCAAGTGAAATTAAAAAATTTGCAACAGGAAAAGGAAATGCAGATAAAGAAAAGATGTATACTTCTTTTACGGAAGAAACAGGAATAGA